TTGCCTTTACAGTTTATATATGGCCATGTCAAACCGACCAGATGATGGTCGTAGAACTCCAAACCCGGCAATGCCAAAGGTGTACGGAAGGCGGAATAAGTTGGTGTATGGTCAATCATAGGTTCACCTTACTACAAAAATTCAATTTTGTACACCCCCTAAAGCGAGGAGGATTAAAATAATAAAAAGAAATCCATAAAGAGCGAATTTAAAAAAATGCTTGGCGACCTTAAACCCGACCCAAAGGAAGAAGCCTAAGATCGCCAAGAACGGCAACGATGAGAGAAGGAACACGATGCTCAACCGCGTCTCTTACCAGTTGCCGGATCGGCCGCTTCAGACTTGGAAAGGACAACAAGTCCGCCTTTATTATAGGCTTGGCCGATGATATAATTACTGCTTACTGCGAGCTTTTCTTTCTCGTAAGACGAATCTTTTGTGTAGTGTACACCGATCTCGTTCTGAGAAGGGTACTTCTTACGATGATCTGATATGTTGTAATCAGGCATCGCCGTGCCACGAAGCTTTGGCTTATAGTTACCAGCGCGATACTCTTGATATTCTTCGAATGTCTTTGGCTTTAAGCCATTGCTTTTGCAAAATCTACAATCTTCGAGCCAAGCCAGACCAATTTTAGTGTACTTCGAAGTTGTCATTTTGGACTTACGCTTGCCATGATGAGTGGTCGTGTAAGCAGGGCCGAGAAGATGCATTGTCATAATATAATTTCCTTCAGATTCTGGTATACAGCGATATCGATTAATTGTACATGTTTATTTTTAGTTATCAAAAATAGTCGATATGCGAGACATGAGTCTAACGAATTTTAAACGAGGTTTTTTGTTAAGGATAATATCGTCGACGGTTGGGGCGACGAAGTGGTTTTTGTAAAGGACGATCGAATATTCGAGTGTCGGATTTTGATTAATAAAATCGACGAGAAGTTGAATGGTAGGGAATTTTGGCGAAGAGGTGTCGAGGTTGTTGTTAAGGCGATCGAAATATTGAATATTGTACATGTTTATTTTCCTTCTTGATTATAGGACCACCTTACCAAAGTTTTGATAAAATGTACATGTTTATTTTGATATTCCTACCATCTTCATTATTTTCTCGTCTTTGTCACTAATTTGGCCCCATCGCCGTGCAGAGTCCAATCGGTTTTCATACCAAATTCTTCCATCTTCTTCTATGACAGTTACGTCATATTCAGTGCATCGTTGAAGCCAGCTAATCCGATCAGTTAACTTTTTATATCGAGCATGCAGTTTATCAAAATTTCCAAGGGCATCTATTTTTTCTCTAACTAGTGCTGCTTGGCATGGTGTGCTAAACCAGCATTCGCGATCATATTTATTGAATATATTGTAAAGAATTTCATCTGTGACGCGCATTGTAGTTCTCCTTGTTAAAGAACCATTATACCCTATTTTGAATATATTGTAAACAAAAAAATGGGCGACCCGAAAGCCGCCCATCATGCGTGTAGCAGGAGGAACCCCACCTGTGACCCTGCCTATTCCATTCGTCAATTAAGACTCTTGCCTAACTTACACAGTTTAACTGTATATCCACGCACCACATAGTGTACATCTATTTATACACTTTGTTGACTAGAATCCAACATTTTTGCGCTTTCGGCTAAAAAAAATGCTGGAGTCGACCCGTCAAAGCCACCACCAAAGTTCAGATGGCGAACCAACTCTTTCGCCTTATTAAATCCAAGATTGCGTTTAATGATCTGATCTGTCTTGATCTCGAGGATATCACCACCACGTTCTACATAATTGTTCGTCACCGAAATGGTGTGCTCATTTACAATCTTATAGTTAACCATCAATTTTCTCCCATTTAAAACCAAAACAAAGTTCTTGCATCTTGCGATGAAACCAATTGGGTTCATTGCCTTCTTCAACCATCCACGTCACATTTTTCAATACCTTACATTTCCAAGTGTATTTCGGATTTTTGACGGTATTGATTATCCAATCTTGTCTGAGATTGTTTATCATTTGAATCCTGCAAACTTAATTTTCTCGAACTTACTGACTGGTTTCGATTCATTTTCGAGTCGATAACCAGAGGCTGAGTTGTCAAAGACTGGTCGGTCATCATCTTGTACAACATCAACTTGAGCAGAAGCCTCTACATTATATAGACGCATCTTCGAATAGTCAACACCAATCACGAATCGCTTATGCACTGATGGATCACCATAACGATTCTTCAATTGCTTCACCATGATCTGATTGAGCTGGCGTAGCTCTTCGCTCGTAATCAAGGCAAACATAAAGTCGGCTGTTGCTGGTAGACCAAACGATTCAGAAGTATCTTCGAGACCGACATCAGAGTTACTAAAACCAGAACGATTAGTCTGAGTAGCAGAAACTATCGGAACGTTGAACTCGACGGCGAGACCTCGAAGTTCTTCGGCGATCGCTTTGATGTAAGTGTACGAGTTCACGTTCGATCCCGGCTTGATCCTCGACGACGCACAGATGTTCAGATAATCGATGTAGATGATGTCCGGGATAAAGTTCTTCTTGATCTTCAATTCGTTCAAGAGATGTCGAAAGTTTGCGGATCCTGCGCATGCTGTTGGATACTCCTTCACAATGAGCTTGCCTTTTGCTCGTTCCTTGACTTTCCCTACCAACTTGTAGTAGATAGCTTGAGGTAGATCTTTGAGATCATCGAGTGTGACACCGAGAAGATTGGCATCGATACGCTCGGCGATTCTTTCTTCTGCCATTTCCAAAGTGATATACAAAACATTCTGACCTGACATCAGGTTTTGGGCCGCATTGTGACACATGAACAAAGACTTACCAACACCAGTACCAGCAAGAGCAATGTTCAGAGTTTTACGAGGCATACCACCTTGAGTAATCTTGTTAAAGAAGTCAAGATCGAAACCAATACGAACTTCTTTCCGATGATAGAACTCATAGCGTTCTGCTGCATCATTTAGAAAGTCATGACCGATATGGCTATCAAAAGAAACACCGAGTGCATCAGTCAAGATCTGAGGAATGGATCCAACAGATATGCTATCTTTCTTACTATCATCGACGATCTGAATCGATTGCATCAAAGCATTATACAATGCCTTGTCTTTACAAAACTTCTCGGTATTATCTACGAGCCATGCCACATCGCGATCTTCAGACTTATCAAGGCCAGAGACAACTTCTTTTGCAGTCTTGAACTGATCATCAGACAGACCACCAACATCGTTCAGATCGATCTCGACAGCAGATTTTGTAGGAAAGTTGTTATACTTTCCCACATAGTCATGAATGATAGAGAAGATCTTACGATCTACGGTGTCAGTAAAGTATTCTTCCTTGAGGAATGGAATAACTTTCCGACCATACTCCTCGTTTTCAATGAGGTTTCCAAATATGATGTGTTCAATTCTCATTCATCCTCCATCTCATAGACATCTGCCACTTCGTCTTCACCTTGCATAATGGCACCATTGGCTGCAGCATACTTCTTTTCAATAAACTCATTGAACTTCGGACACTGAAGAATTGGATGCCAAAAGCTAAAATCATACGTATCAGCCATACGATAATTCTTGTCAAAGATTTCACCTGTCTCCATGTCGACACACTGAAACCAACCAACCTTTGGCTTGATGACATGGCCAGACTCAAGAGCCATATCCATCAGACCAGACCATTTGCTAATGCCTTTATCCCATGATACTTCGATAGGAATCTTGCTCTTTTCTTTGACAAACCGAGACTTTTCGACGTTGATGATAAAGTTATAACCAGTCACGTCCTTACCGTCTTTTTCTTGCTGACGACCGAGAATGAAGATGTTATCGGCCGAGTAGTAGATACCTGTACCACCAGAAACGACTGCCTTCGAGTACATCTCTTGAGTCTGATATGTGTGATTGACCACAATCAAAGGAATATCCTTTAGATTGAGGTGAGGTGTGACCATACGGAAGAGAGACTTGAGTTGTTTTGCTCGAGTCATATCTGCCGCAGAGTTTTGCTTGAGTGCATCTTCGACTTCTTTCTTCGAAGCGAGGTTGCCGACTGAATCGATCACGATGATGACATGATCACCGCGCTTGATCTCTTCGAACTGATGCATAATATCAAACTTCAACTGTTCGACATCGGTGATGGGAGTATGGAGAACTCGAGATGTGTCGATACCGAACGAGTCGAAGTAAGATTGAGGAGTACCAAACTCTGAGTCATAGAAAAGCATGACTGCGTCTGAGTACTTGTCCATGTATGCCTTCGCCATCAGAAGGCTGAACGAGGTTTTAAAGTGCTTCGATGGACCTGCCCAAATGGTCAGACCGGGAACGAATCCACCGTTGATCTTACCACTCAAGGCAATATTGATTGCAGGAATAGTCGTTGCAATCATATCCTTGGCATTAAAGAACTTGGAATCTGACAAGATATCCGAATCTTTGATTGTGGTATTCTTACGCAATTTATTTAATAGGTCTGACATAACTTCTCCTTGTCTGATTGTCCCAGTATATACGATATATCTTTATTTGTACACAAGTATTTTTATTAACTCGCAAGTATCTTATTCAGTTTAGAAATAAATAAATCGATCTTCTCGCCACGATTAGGCCAGTTAATGATCGGGTTTTTATCCGCATCTTTCTTTAAGTTTGTAAGTAAAGGCATGATGGCATCGTACATGTGCCTTGCCTTATCAGTACCTTCTTGTTTGATTTCTTCTTCAGAAGAAGTTGTGAAACCAAAATCAAAGTCTAAATCGATATCTAAGTTTGCCATTAGTTGAACCAATCCTCGAGTGTTGCTCTTTTTTCTGCTTGCCAGCCCATTGTATTTGTGATCGACTCGATAGGGCTAAGATAGCCTTTCTCGAACTGCACCGCATAGTCGATATAAGTTTCCATCTTTAATTCTTTTGGTAGACCATTTGGGCATGCGATCACATAGTCTTGTGTCGGGTTCGGGTTCCGAAGATACGCGAACTTAATCTTTTCACCGCTGGTAATCAACTGATATTTATTTGTCAGTTTCTTCTTCTTCAACATTTCGTTGAAGACAACTGAACCGCGAACATGAATAGGTGTCTGACTCTGGAATCTTCCACCTACCCAATATTTCTCGATGTCTTTGACACCACGAGTGAAGGCTACATCATCAAATCCAAGCGAGGAAAACTCTGACTTGAAATTGGCCACATATTTCTGAAGATCTGTTTCAGATCCGCCCATGATAATCTCGAGAGACTTCTTAATGGCATCACGACATGCAGTCGGAGTCGAGGATCGAACTGCTTCGATGCCTGTCATCTTCAACTTCGGCTTCTCATACTCAACGCCTTCAGAGTTCCACACATTCAAGATGTACATCTTCTTGGCTTTCCAGATACCCTTATCGGCGATGTTCTCTCGCTTCATTTGCATCTTCTGATCGTATGCACGCATATATTCGGCAAGCTCTTGATAAGAACGATCGATGAATGGTTCGATACGTTCCTTACAGATCTTGTCGATATACTGAATCACCTTCTTGGTTTCAGGGATATCATCACCGAATACATTCTTGACGAGATATTCGAGAGTCACATACACTGAATCGGTATCGGAAGCCAATACATAGTCAAAGTTTTCCGTCTTCAACAGTTTGTTGAGATAGTCATTCAACTTGTTCTCTATCCAACGAATGCTTAGCTGACCAGAGGTGGTAATGGCTTCGGCATTGTTGACGTCAAACCAACGGAACCACTTGTTGCCGAGAGCACCATAAGCCGAGTTTAACTGAATCTTCTTGGCCATCTGCATGTTATCGAGACGTGCAATTTCTTTGATAAGATGAGGTTCTTTCGTCTTCTCGTATTCTTTCTTGCACTTGATCATCTGCTTCTTATATCGAGTACGATCATCATACATGCGATCCATAATCGATGGCAAGAAGCCACGCTTGGACTTATCATAAATACAAAGGTTGGCAGCGATAGTACAGTTCGTTTTATCAAGATAGTCACCGAACTGACTAGCGCCACCAACAAGTAGGTCGTCGATCGACACCTTATCTTTCAAGCGTGTAACAAGAGTCTCGGGCGAGATGTTGTACTGCATGATAAGGTGAGGATAAAGGGAGTTTAGATCGAACGACACAACCCATTTACTCATGCCGACCTTCGGATCTTTGACATATCCGCCTACGAAGGCTCGGTCGGGTTTATTCTTATCGTTAAGAGGAACCACGATGTTTCGATCGAGAAGATAGTTGTGAGTGATCACGTCCCATTGCTTCACGGTTGCCATGGTATCTTCATAGTTTACTTTGGCGTCATAAGCCAAAGCATAGACCAATTCGATCAACTTTAGCTTATCTTCAAGCCTCTCAACGATTTCAACATCTCGAACGTTGTATTCGATATAGAGTTGAAAGTTTCTGAGACGAAGGTCATCAAGATCGGTGTATCCTTCGTCTCGATAGTCAATCTTACCTTCGCCTAACTCGACTTGAGCGATGTAGTCAAGTCGGTAAGATTCCTGCTCTGTGTACGTAAACTTCCTGTAGAGTTTGATGTAATCAAGGACGGCGATGCCGATAGGGGCATAGCAAACACAGTCTCGTCCACGGCTGTTAACTTTGTATTCACGAAGTATTTTCCAGGGAGAGAGGCGTTCAGCGTGATCAGATCCAAGAACTTTTCGAATCCTGTTGACAAGATATGGGATATCGAAGAACTCGATGTTCCAGCCTGTGACAACGTCAGGCGAATAGAGTGATCCGTTCCAGACCTCGAGAAAGGCGAGTAAGAGTGCAGATTCGTCTGCGCATTTGTAATATTGTACATTGTCTTGATGCTCCTGATATTCACCGCAACCAAACGTAGTCTTTCTACCATTGCGGCCGATGGTAATCGCTGTGATTTCATTGTCTGCTTTCTCGATATCAGGAAAACCGCCTTCGATGCTGGTCTCGATATCGATCGAACAAACTGAAACGAGGGCGGGATCATACTTGATCTCACCCTTATACTTGTCATAAATATACATGTAAGGCCAATCAGAGAGGCCATAGATGTTCATGCCCGCTACGTTCTCGTAACTTTGCAGAAACTCTCGCGTCTCAGACATGGAATCGAATTGCATCTTACCTACATATTCACCTTTCAGGTTCTTATGCTCGGTTTGTGCACTTGCTTGAACGAATAAATAAGGTTTGTATTTCACAGAAAACTTGACAGGTTTGCCGTCAGATATTCCGCGAACTAGAATTTGATTTCGATGACGAGTAACATTGGTATAAAAATTCATTGGATCTCCAGTATCTGGCCGCATTATTAGTTATACTCTAAAACCCAAATAAAGTACATAGCAAAAGGCGATAATAAATGAAATTAACTGAACATTTTTCTTTGGCAGAGATGATTGTTTCTCCTACTGCAAAAAGACTCGGACTTAGTAACACTCCAACTCCAGAACATATCGAGAATATGCGTTACTGCTGCGAAAAGATTCTCGAACCAGTTCGTAACCACTTTGGCAAACCAGTTCAAATCAACTCGTCTTATCGTGCACCGTTGGTAAACAAGGCAGTTGGCGGATCGAAGACATCACAGCACGTCAATGGCCAAGCGATCGACTTCGAAATTCCTGGTATTGACAACAAAACTGTTGCCGATTGGATCGGTGACAATCTCGAGTTTGACCAAATCATTCTCGAGTTTTACACCAAGGGTGATAAGAATTCTGGTTGGGTTCATGCTTCGATTAAGAAGACTGGCGGTAATCGTAAGATGCGTATGATTGCTTCGAAGTCGAAGGCAGGCGGTACCGTCTATACACAGGTAGCTGACTTTGATCCATCGACGACAAAGGCAGCTGGGGCTCCTTCAATCGCCACAGCGCCAAAGCAAGCGCCTCCTCAGTCGTCTCCGGCGGCTCCTTCAAAAGTATCTGGTCTTGGTCCATTAGCTGCTCTTCAAACTAAATGCGGCATTACTGCCGACGGTAAATGGGGACCAGGAACTTATGTGACCGCCAGAGATTATTTCAAACTATCGAATTCTCAGGCAGCTCACTTCTTCGGTCAGTGTGCTCACGAGTCAGGTGGGTTTAAGGTATTCTCTGAGAACCTGAACTACTCAGATAAGGGACTCAACGGAACCTTCCGAAAGTATTTTCCGACGGTCGCTTCGGCTGCAGGTTATGCTCGGAAGCCAGAGAAGATTGCAAACAAAGTGTATGCTAATCGGATGGGGAACGGTTCAGAAGCCTCTGGAGATGGTTGGAAGTGGCGCGGTCGTGGTCCAATCCAACTGACCGGGAAAGACAACTATACAGCTTTTGCCGCTGACGTAAAACGACCTGACGTCTTAACGAATCCAGATCTTGTGGTTGGTGAGTTGGCTTTTGAGTCTGCATTATGGTTCTTCCGTAAAAATGGATTGCTTGCAATTGCAGAAAAAGGCGTAACCGATGCCATCATCACTCAAATCTCGAAGCGAGTGAATGGCGGTACACACGGTCTTGATGATCGTTTAAAGAAAACAAAACAATACGCCAATTGGGGATAAGTTGAAGGGGAGCTTTCGCTCCCCTTCTTTTTACTTAGTCTTACCTTCTGCCAAGAATTCGGCAGCTTGTGACGGATACTCTTCGTCAGGATCCTGAATGTGGATCTTCTTTGGCTTCTTATGCTCAGGAATAATAGCTTCCAAAGCAATCTTCAGAATACCATTCAGAAGAGAAGCTCCGCGAATCTCTACATTATCTGCAAGATTGAACGTGCGAGTAAATGGGCGATTCGCAAGTCCTTGATATAAGAATGCCGGCCAAGTCCACTCGCCTTTCGAATCCTGCTCTGCAGGTTCGCCAGACTGAACATTGCCTTTGATGATTAGCTTATCTTCAGCAAGTTCTATCTCAAGATCTTGTTTACCGAAACCAGCAACAGCCATCTCGATAAGATACTTGTTCTCATCAATCTTCTTGATATTGTATGGGGGATAGTTTTGAGCTGCCTTTACAGTCTGCTCTGCAGCTTCTGACATTCTCTTTACGATTGGATCGAACCCTACAAAAAAGCGATCGAAATCCTTAATATTATTAAACATACTCATTCTCCTATTAAGCGAGTTTAGTTGTTGTCACCCAGTAGGCGTGACGGTTTTATTTATCAGATAAAGTTGAATACCTGCTTCTTGAAGCATCATTTTTGTGATATCCCAGTGAAAATGTTCAACATCTTCTGCTGGTTCATACGATACTACCTTCGTAATTCCTTTCTGAATGATGCTCTTCGCGCATTCGCTACAAGGCAAAAGAGGACTATAAAGCGTACAACCTTCGACAGACAGCGGAGCATTGTCGAGTGCATTCCGTTCGGCATGAGCTACGAACAAATGCTTCGTCGGTCTATCGTTGTATCTCTCTGCGAGATCTTTCACACCACGAGGAAAGCCATTAAAACCAAGAGAGACGATACGATTGTGCTTATCTACAATGACGCAGCCTACTTGTGTTCGAGGATCCTTTGACCATGTCGCGACATGATCAGCGAGATCGAGGAATCGTGCTGCCCATTTGCTCACTTCTTTTTCTCCGATTTAACAATACGTTCACGCAAACCAGATGAACTGTAGTTGTGCTTGCGACTGCAGTAGTGAATCGGAATGTATAAATCGGATCCTGTAAAATCTGTTCGACCAGAGTAATCAGATCCAAGAAATCGAACATCCCAATCATAACCTGACAATAGGTTGAGTAGATCTTCTTCTGTATCATATGGAATGATCTGATCCACATATTTGCAGGCATTAACCTGAATAAACCGCTCGGACAACGCCTGAACTGGCTTGTTTTTCTCAGGTCGATCGATTGTAGGATCTGATTGTAGAGCCACGACCAAACGATCACAGTTTTCCTTTGCTTCAGTCAACATCAAGATATGACCTGCATGAAACAAATCAAAACAACTTGCTACGATGCCTACGCGTTCAGTCATTCAAACAAAACTCCAATTACAGTTATCATAGCAAGCAAAAGAATAATACCAAGACAACCTGATCCAGTTAGTCCATCCCACATTGCGCGTTGACGAGGATGATTAGTCATAATCGACGCCTTCATCTTGTTTGCGACCCATGTAGTGATCATCACTTACGCAATGAAACTGTGCCTGAAGTCCACTATTAATAATCGTGCGAGTCACTTCACCTGCAAACTGAGCACACTGTTCCTGGCCATCAGTCTCATAGACATCCTTGGCAATGAACTCACCTTCTGCAGTAAACAGATAAACAATTAACCAAAAACTCATTTCACTTCAACCTTGACAAGATTAGAAGGAGCAACGCAATAAGAGCCTGCATCGGTATCGACCTTAATTAGGCCTCCATCGTAGCAAGCCTTAATAGTTGCTTTATTCAGTGCGCGTTCTTCGTTTTCATTAATGATAGCCGATCCAAGAAACCAGCCAGTCAATAAAACCAGTAAACCCACCATTGTAGTAAAACTAAATACACGATCAAAAATTGTTTCCATAATATTCTTCATATCAATTCCTTTTTATATTGAACCCATTTTGCAAACAGCCCGACTTCGCGGCCATATGCTTCGATCTCCCAAGGAGAGTCAAAGTAATCATCTTCTTTACGTTTTGCTTTCCAAACTTCTCCCATCCACTTGCTGTAGATTTTGAGGCCTCCACGCGCAGCTACTGCATGACCAGTCTGAAGTTCGTTCTTGGCATGCTGCTTGACATGGACCATTTCGTGGCCGAGAGTTTTGATCATTGTACCAATGTCTTGGTCACCCTTCAAGCCAATGGTGAACCACCGAGGATTGCGAAAACCGTCTTCATCGACACATTCGCCTTCAACATCAAGGTTGTTATAAACTTCGATGTCGAGGGTAAGGTTGCGGACCATGCGAGGATCCATCAACTGATCGGCAAAAAACTCTGCGGCTTCCTTCAGGAGGGCTTTTTCTTTACGCTTGCCAATCATGCCGGTAATCGTGATATTCATGTTTTCGTCCTTCATCATTATAGGTTCATCCTATCATGAAAATGGATTAATGTACATGTTTATT